GACCAATGTAGCAATTGAAAGAAAGACGTTGAACTTCATCAATGATTCCAAGGATGTTTCTTTTGCGTCTTTCTTTTCTTGACGTGCCATTAACCACTCAGCAAACTTTGTAGTTGTTGTTTTCTTTTCTTCAATTGGAGTTTCTTCTTCTGTACTCATATTCTCATGCCTCCCATTCCTACGAGTGCGGTATCTTCGTACCTTCGTATTTCTGGAGTAAACAAATCGATGGCCCCTGCGCCACCTGCTTCAATAGTTCTAATCGCTAATTCTGTAGCTACAATATCTGCAGCTTGAAATGCAATTACTGGTATTCTTACCAGGGGATGAAACTTTGCTAATGTTGACAATGGAACCGCACTCTCTTCGAACAACTGTTCTTCGAGCCATAAGAGTTCAGGGGCGAGTGGCATATTAATCCTCATCGTGTGATTGTTGAAGTTCGTATGAACGCATTAAGCGGTATAGGTATTGGAACTCTGGTTCTTCCTTTACATCAGCACCTAAAACAACTTGACACCCTGGTACTAGAATAGAAGTAAATTGTGCGGTTTGATCGGCATTGTTGGCTTGAATAAATCTGTAAATGTAAACACGATCAGAAGCAGTAGGATAAGCAGAACCCATGCTGTTTTGACTTAAAGTTGGAAGAATTGCAGTAGAACCTTGATCGGTAGTTCGAACACAATTTCTAAACCGATAATAAACAAGTTGCGACCAAGAGGTTGTTGAGTTAAATAAACCAGGGCCTAATGCATATTCTGTTAGTAATTGATCTGAAGGTATTGGTGTAGTTGTTAGCACAATTGCTTCTCTGATGTCATCACCAGTATGTCCGCCTTCTATTGATGGGTTGTACGGTTCTTGTATTGAAACAGTTTTGAAAAACAAAGTTTTCTCACGTTGGGTCATACCTGCTAAATCAAAATAATCTTCTTGAACAACTACTGCATATCCAGGGTTTGCAATTAATGTCGACATGTTTCCGCCGTTAGTAGATGGACTGACTGCACCGCCTACTATCGAGAACAAAACTTGTCCTAATCCTTTGACTAATAGTTTCACTTTAACGACCTCTTTCTTTCTGGTGATCTCTTCCAAGACTTTGCAGCTTGTTTAAAGATCGCTGCATGTTTCTTACGAGGATGTTTCTTTTTCAATAATGCCATCTTCTTCTTCATGTACTTGTTATACGCGGATGGTGCTCGCTTTACTTTCTTAGCAACCTTCTTTGCTTTCTTTGCAGTTGTCTTACCACTTTCGCCTAGGTCTTTTATTTCCTGTAGCAATTTGATAATCTCATCAATAGACACTGAGATCGCCTCAGTTGTCTGCTGCTGTTGATTGTATTGCGATTGCCATGAAGTCCTTTGCACCAAGGGAAACAATTGATGCATTAACTCGAACAGTTACGTTGATTGCTTTGCTGTTACCAGTATCGATACCAGTTGATTTAGCAACGAGGTATAGTGCGTCGTTTACAATAAAGCGACCATCATCACTACCTTTTCCGTAGTTGTCTGGATAAAGGTCAGCAGAATGAGACATTGTGTTGTTTGTGTGATCAAAGTTTAGTTGTCCTGATGCAACTAGAGCTCTGTCATTAGCAAAAACGAAATCTCCACGGTTAAGATCAGTTACTTGCACTTTTGTTTCAGAATCAGCTGAACAAGTGGTTTGTAGAACTTCAGAACCAGTCGTACCCTGGTAAATGAAGTCGACTGAGTGTACTTGGAGACTTTGACGATCTCCAACGTCAACATATGACCCAAGGTCAATTGTTGCAAATACGTTCGTTGAATTAGCTGTTAATGTAATTCTTTCAGTTAGGGTAAACATGCTTGTCTTTTTTGTAGCCATAATAATCACGGTTGGAGCAGCAAGCAGTTATCAGACGTATGACGATCCAGAACGTTCCTGCTTACTCCTCCAACTAACCCTATCATAACTGGGCTCTTAATACTTGCAGTCCCATCTCCCGAGCGTAGCGAGCCAATCTTCAACGCCACCCATTTCCCCGCCACCACCCTAATGGTATAGTACCCCCTATATTATTCCACTTGTGGATTTTTTTTTCGCCAAGTATAAATAACATTATTATTTAGGGTAAAACATGGCGAACCAATACTCCATAACTGTGAGCGACGAGTCCAATCGGATTCTGAAATCGATGAAGGACAGCGGATATAAGACATCCCAAGCAATTGACGAGGCAATTAAAGTCTTAGGTCAAGCTGCATTAACCAGATTAATAGCAATGCGACGACGACAGGAGGCTTCTGAATGACTGTAATTCCTCAAACTGTAGAGTTTCAACCAGGTAACGGCACTCGTTACGAAATAACCATGGTTGACGATCCACACGGCGGTATCCTCGTCGTATGGCCGACACAAGCAACCTACAGATGGTTTCCTGGTTATGGTGAGCTCAAACATCTTCATGGCAATTTAAACATCTATGACATGCAAGCCATCCAAGAATATCTTAACAAGAGTTTCAAGGATGGATGGCAATGAGCAAAGATTACTCCTGGCATTACTCTCAAGCTCGAGAACAATGGGTTGACAAGTTTTTCAATGAATATCATCCTAAACATGAGGAATGGAAACAACTTCGACAAATGTTTGAGATTGATGAACTTCCCGATCATGATGAAGAATTAAGATATGCCCTGGAATCTTTTGATGAATGTGAACAAGTAAAATTGATTCACGACACAACCCATGGTCATTGTCTGAAGATAAAATGGGAACACGGCGCATGGTGGACTGGAGACAATATGCACTTCTACTACTGCATCTTACTTCCAATCGATAAAGTAGAGATGTATGAACCTGCAGCTCTAACTCGAATGAAACCTAAGCAAAGAAAACTTTGGCATCGATCTTAAATCCAAAGCCAAGCCATCAGAACATAGTCTGCAACAGTCGCTCCAGCAACCGTGACCAATGTAGCAATTGAAAGAA